TTAAACTTTAATAAGTATAAGAATAGTCATTTTGTCTATGGCATTATGTATTACCATCAGTCGGAATCAACTCCCGAGATGACTCAAATGGCAAAAGATATGAATATTCCAGAAGACGTTCGGACTTACAGAATTCAGCGCGTAGAACTTCACCGCTAATACTACCATGCTCGACAACATCCTGACAAAAGCCATCGTAACACAACTTGTGGAGAACCTTGTTCACACCGAGAAGATGACCTATATGGAGGCTGTCCTGCATATCTGTAACGAACGCCTCATTGATCCATTAGACATTGGCAAGTTGATTGGTCCCACAATTAAAGCAAAGATTGAGGCAGAAGCAATGTCTGCAAATCTACTTCCAAAGAACAATTCACTTTCGAGTTTTATTTAACAATGTCTTTTCTATTAGACACGCCTTACACTCCGTGCTTTATAAGAAATCAATTCTTCTTTGACGAGCAAGAAGGTCATGGTGAATTTACCCGTGGTTTTGTTTTTGGATTTAGAGCAGAGCCGCACGGCGTACCAGTGTTTCAGGTCATGCTTGAAAATGGAGCACAATGGGCCAGAGTGCCAGTGCACATGATCTGCAGTAAACCATGCGATCCATTACCACTGGATATATGCGTATGGTGGGATGGTTTTAGTAGATGCAGTACCGTCCATCAGTTTAACTTTCTAAAAAATATGCCCGTTGATTGTTATGGAAGAGATAAAATAACTCGTAGGGGCAATTACATATTTACAATTGACTGGGCGAAAGATGGATGGTCGGAAATACCGGATCAGCATAAAAATCACCATATTATCAGTTTAAATACTGGTCAATGGGTGGCCTATCCTAACAATAAAACAGTTTGGCCAGATAATAGCTGGATTAACCCAGAAGTAAATTTTAAGTGGAAAAGCCCAAGTAAAAGTTACAGTGTCGAAAGCAATCCAATAAAATGCAGCCCTGGGACGCCTACCTGATATATAATAGTATCAAACTACATTTTGAGAGCGATTCTTATGACGCGATCAAATACAGTTTTAAGACTTCTGCAACTCAGAAGTCGTTCTTTCAACGTAAGGACAAATACTTCTTTGCTAAATTGGCCAAGAAGTATCCTGACAAACAGATTTTGATTGACTTCCTGGTCGCAAACTTCGCATCCTTGGATACGAGTAAGTGCTGGGCGGGCAATCTAGTCGAACAGTCTGCAGAGGATAACTACAAGTTCTATCTGAAAAGGATAGAATCGATGAGTTATTTCTTTGCGGATCAAGTAGACAGACTGGTGGGGCAATGTAAGGGTAGTGGGCTTTCATTCGATGACTTATTTAAGTCTGAGAATGGTGCTCATCCACGAATTGCCACATTGGTGATGGACAAAACTATTGAGCTTGAAACCTTGGTAGTTCTAGACATTATGGTGGGCTTTATGAAACGCTCAAAGATTACAGAGACCATTCTATGGCCCGAGTTTTCCAAGAAAGTTCTGAAGTTTAAGCCATTCCTCAAACAGAAAGTAGACATAAAAAAGTTGCGAGAAATCGTGCTTTTAGGGTTTACAAATAGGGAATAAGTGATACTATCATATACGTTACTCATACAACCTCAATACTAAAAATACTATGTCATTCGCAGATCTCAAAAAGAATCGTGCAAACGAAATCACTAAGCTTACCGCCCAGGCCCAAAAAGTTGGAGGAAGCCAAGAGAAGAAATCCTATAACGATGATCGTTTCTGGTCACCAGTCGTAGACAAGGCGGGTAATGGTTATGCCGTTATTCGTTTCCTTCCCACCCCAAAAGGTGAAGAACTTCCATGGGTCCGTTATTGGGACCATGGCTTCAAAGGCCCAAGCGGTCGTTGGTACATCGAAAATTCTCTCACCTCGATCGGCCAGCCTGATCCTGTTGGCGAGCTGAATACTAAACTCTGGGCAACTGGACGTCAGGAAGATCAAGATCTCGTACGTTCACGTAAGCGCCGTCTCCACTATGTCACAAACATTCTGGTAATCTCCGATCCAGCCAATCCTGCAAATGATGGAAAGGTTTTCCTTTACAAATTCGGTAAGAAAATCTTTGACAAGATGCTGGATCTTATGCAGCCATCTTTCCAAGATGAAAAGCCAGTCAATCCATTTGACTTCTGGGCCGGTGCGGATTTTAAACTGAAGATTCGTAATGTCGAAGGTTACCGTAACTATGACAAATCCGAATTCGCTTCGATTTCACCCCTCTTTGGCGGTGATGAAGCAAAGCTTGAACAGATCTATAATCAATTGAATCAGCTGAAGGAATTCACTGATGCAAAGAATTACAAGTCCTATGATGAATTGAAGCGTAAGCTTCTTGAAGTCCTGGGTGAAGAAGGTCAAGTTCTTTCAACCGCTGAATCGGTTGAGCTTGATACCACTGCTTCTGCTCCTCGGTATGCCGCAACTCCTGCAGCAGCACCGCAGAGGGAATCATTTAAGCCTGTTGAGGCAGGCAGTGACGATGACGAAGGAAAAGAGGATGATACCCTCAGCTACTTTGCAAAACTTGCAAAGGAAGATTAATCCGAAATTCATTCACCATATAATGCAAAAGGAGGCTCTCGAAAGGGAGCCTCTTTTTTAGTATCCGCCTGGGAATACCCAAGATGGACGAAGAGAAAGCGCAGTCTTATCCGGCAGATTCGATTGCTGAATTGTAACGCTGCTATTGTTTGTTGTGTTATTTTTAGTATTAGTTACTGGAGCCACGACTGAAGATGCTGCTCGCCCTGCCGCATCCTGTACCATATCGGATGTATTAGTGCCAAGTGCAGCAATCTGAGCACCAACATTTTCGACCGTGGCTGGAGTAATTGCAGCTCCTGAAGGATTTGTCGTCCTGTTAAAGTTTTCTAATACTGCTTTATTAAAATCACCAAATGGATCGGATCCAAAAAGATTCACAAGAGGATTGCTTTCTTCTGCGCTTTCCCCAGCCGCGCCTTTCTGCTGATCTTTTGTTTTCTCAAGAACCTTTGCTGCTGCCTTTGCTGCCGTTGTGTCGCCCGCTGCAGCAGTAATACTTTTCGTATCTGTCTGAACGTCTCCTCCAGTTTTTGTGTTTGTGCCGCCGAACAATGAAGAAAAACTAAAATCTCTTACATCTTTTGCAAATGAAGCAAAACCAAGACCTTCCGCAGCACTGGCCAAAAGGTTTTTTGGTATATCTAGAAGGAGCGTTGCCGCAGTTTTTAAAAACCCCCTAAAAATTTCTGCAATACCTCCGATAATATCCCCTTCGTTGAATTTTGTCGAAATATCGTCAAATATGTCGACAAAATTTTGAAAGAATTTCTCAAACATATCCCTGCCCGCTTTAATGAACCGATGAAATAATTCCGCAATAATGTCAGTAAAGCTAAATGAATCAAGGAACTTTTCTACATCTTTAAATCCAAGTGCACCTGCGATCCAGGAGACAGCATCCTTTAATAGATCTAGGATTTCTCCTGTAAAGGCATTTATGAAACCGACAACTCCAACTTCAAGCGCGGCACCAATATCGCCAGTCTTTTGGAAGACTTCAAAGGCCTTGCTGATTGATTCGAATACTGATATTGCAATTCCAACATATCCAAAAAGCTTACCGAATACCTTTCCAACTCGGAAGAATAGACCAAATATTTCTGTTAATTTTGAAAACCAAGAACTCACCTTTCCACCCAGACTAGTAATTTTGCTAATGATTGATCCTTCCTTTGAGAAGAATGCAAATAGATCTTTTAATGGTTCAAAGAATTTTTTGATATTTTTGACCAAGGATGATTCTGAAATGGCAGTTTTTACAAATGTAAATGCCTCACTTATATTCGTGGATATCTTTTTAAAACCGTCAGTTAATGGCTTAAAAAACTCAGCAATTTTAGCCGAACTCAGACCAATTTTAGCAAGAAGAACATCCAATTTTAAGAATTTACCAATTGCTGTCATGACCTTTGTAAAGGTACTCACTAAAGCACTGACGACTCCAGTAACAAATCCAACTACAAGTCCAGCAATTGCAGCAAGAGTTCCCATTATTCCAAAGCTGCTTTCCATTTCTGGAGTTTCAATTACGTCAGCCACAGCATTTCGGTTTTTATTCTTTTCAGCCTCGCGCCGAGCTTCCTCGTTTTTTAAAGCCTCAGATTTGTTCAGTTCAAACGTGTCGCTCATTAACTGGCTTATAGCATTTAACGCAACCACTGTTCTGAGCGAATCTGTTGCAATAAGATTTAAAATAGAAATCATACCCTCAGTCAGAAACTCCATCTGCGGCTGAGAACCGCCCTCGTTGGCTGCAGATCCTCCTGAGTTGCTTAATGACTGATTTGCGACTAATGATTCAAGACTAGCGGCAGCCTCAAGTCCCATCTCAGAGGCATTGAGTGTGTTCGCATTAATCTTATCAAGAGTCTCATTCGAGACCATGAGCTCAAGGAGGATATTCTTGAATGTTTCGTTTTTGTCTTTTGCTTCAGCCATGATGGTATGTTTCTTTACTTAGATGTAGTTCTCTTCCTAGCCTTTTCGTTCTCCTCTTTGACATGATCCACTAAGAGCGCTACGTAGATTTCCCTCTCCCACGGCAACATCAGTTCTAATTCTGATAGACTGTATTTGTGATGTTGCATAAGGGCGAAATTAGTCTGATAATGATTCATCAAACTGTCGTGGGAGAGGGCGATGAGAAAAAACTTTGAATACCCTTGATGAGTACAGAATTTTTAGTCTTGCAATGTGCGCATTCAAACTCAACATTATGTTCTAATTTTGGCATAGCCTCAATGAATTCTTGAATCTTTTTGAATTGATTCTGATTCAATGACTCGAGGAATTCGTGTAATTCTGCTTTGGTTTGATCCTTTGCGGGATAGACCCTCTTGCTATCAAAGATAGATTCAATACATCCAGCAATGATATTAAAAGCCAATTCTGCTTTATTCTGTTTCTCCAGATCACCTTCACCACTAAACTCAGCAACTAAATCAACTTTGGGCCAATTCATTGTGATTCCAATTGTGTCAGTCAGTTGAATTGTGTTAGAAGGAAGATTCTTTACATCAATCTTAATTTCATCTAAATTTACATCAACACGAGTGTTCTTTTCACAGCTGGTACATTTTAGATTGAGCTTCGAGATTTCTCCCACAGATTTTGCCCGAAGCCGAAGAAACATATACTCCAGATCAAAAATAGGTAGTTCACCCGGATCCACCTTATTGTATGTGCATGCTGAAATCGTATCTTTGACTGCCTGCATGATCTGCTTTGAATCAGCAGACTCAAGTGCAATCATGAGCATCTTTTCTTCTTTGACGAGATATGGACGGTAAAAAACCTTCTTTCCGGTGGAAGGAAGCTTTGTTTCATATTTCGGTGTTTCAATAATCGGTAGTGGCATATAGGTATGATTTAGTTGTTAATCAATCGAAAAGTATTATAAAAGGTAAAATTTTTACACTCCAAGTTCTAAAACCTTAAGAGGTCCAAGTGTTACGCTTGCGTTTTTGCTTGTAGGAACTTTGTCCACGAAGAAGTTTTCGTAGGCCATGGTCACGGAAAACTTTTGAACTGAATTTTCCGCGGTGTTGTCAAGTACAATTGAATTAAATGTAACTGGATATGCGTTGTGCAAGACCACAGTATAGATGGGAAGATTTTTCTTATTTAACTGGGTTATTGTAACGTCAACTGCAAAGTCTTTAATGTAGTTAAGACGATAATTATTAAATCCCATGATTTCTTCAGACCACTTATCAAAAATTTTCTTCATGTAATAATCGCCAGTGAGAATAAAGGTAAAATTGACCTCTTCGTTAAAGAAACTGTAGGGCCGCTTTACCGCGTGTTTTTCTAACTGATAATCCAAAGTCATGATTTGTCTTCCGGGCAATGAGCAGGATTCGCACAGGATTGTAATGTCTCTGTAATCGTTAATCAGATTCTTTGCATTAAATGTCCCAGAAAGAGCGGATGTGACAATATTACGTAGATCTAAATTAAACAAGGACT